TAATGCTATATTTGCCATATCTTTATTTTAATCCTAATATCATTCGTGATTCTATATCTGTAATAAATGCTTCAGACATTTCTAATTCATATTTTTTAATTCCATTATCAAAAGGCTTTGAAAAGAAATAATTAGGTTTTAAACCTTGTGCATATATACTTTTTTGTAACCAAAAACCCATACTTCTATATGACCCTTTCTTAAATTGACCTCCAGTACTGCTTCCTTTCTTTACTCTGAACCTTATGTTTTTTCTTTTAGCCCAAGAAATCAACATATCTAAAGGTGGTCTTTTAGATTTATATTTAAACCTACTCATTGGAGCCTTCTGTTTTCCCTTCCTGTTTATACTATTTACTAAACTTGGATTTGCACCTTTTACACCCTCATCAACAAATACCCCATAATCTTCCATATCGAACTCAATAAGGATTGCCTGGTCATCTTGTATTATTTCAAACTTTAATGAATTATATAAAGCACTATCACCTTTACCATCCTTTGCAAGTTTTGACTTGGCTTGTTGTATAACGTATTTACCATAACTATTCATTACAGCTTCTAAATTATTAAATTCCATTAGCAGATATATATATCATTATAAATTTGAACGTTCATAGTTGCTGACCATCCTGCTAATTGGTTTTCAAACCTATCATAAAAAGGGTCTAAATTAGGACTTCCATCTAATTGATACATATCCCTATGTAAGTCACCCATTCTTAAACGTTGTATAAGCCTGTTTAAGACTGCCAGTTGAGTGTTTAAAATATCCTGTACATTATCATTACCTTTAAATCTATCTAACGTTAAATCCTTTGATTGGTCTACTATGTCACAAGCCAATACAGTTATATTAAAGTCTAAAGTTTGCTCATTCACAACTACGTTATTAACGATGATATGTCCAAGTGGAAATATATCTTGTTTGTTGAGGTTTACATCTGTAATATCACCAGTAGTTACTGTATTGATATTCTTATCTGATAGTAGTTCATCTTCTATTGCTTTTGTTAATTGATAAAAGCCTCTTATTCCCTGATTCATTTAAACTTATTTTTAATTTGTTTTGCCTCTATTTCATTTTTATCTTTCATAAATGATAGCATCATAAAACATTCGTGAAAATTTAATTTAGTGATATTTTCAAATCTTGTAATGTCACCTTGAGCAAGTCCGTAAATTGATTGATACCAACCCCATTTGCTTCCGAATTGAGAAACGCTGTCAAGGCTTCTGTCATCTCCCCTTGCTCCTCCAAAGAGTTCATCATAGTTTCCGATAAGTCCAGTCCTAAATTCCAAAAAAAAAATATTGATGATAATACAGCGTCCATTGGCATATCTAATAAATTAACCTCATCACCAACCTTATATTCTTCTATGCTATATTTGTCTTTTAACTTAACCAGTATTGGTCTATATAAAACATTCATTGCCTTTTCCATATTCTCCCAATCACCTACAAAAGTGTCAAGGTCAATATATTCACCTAAAGATATATCATCAAGTTGAGGTTGGAAGCCATACTCTATACTTCCTAATTTAAACTTTGTTACCAGTTGTGGTTTACCTTCAAACAAATCAGTTAGTATGGTAGATATTTCCTGTGCATCATTAAACTTTAAAAGCATTACATCTTCAAGTTTTAAGTCACAGAATATTTCAATCATTTTAGCATTTAAGAAACGGTCATCTGTTACTGTTTCCTGAATCTTTAAGTATCTTTTATATTGTCTTAAAGTAATTTCTGATAATGATGTGGGTATCTTGATATTAAGTTTCATATCTATATAACGTATTTAATTAGGTTTTTTATAGTAGGTAAAGATATTAAAAAAAGGGCATAAAAAAAAAGGTAAACATTTCTGCTTACCTAATTTCCATCATTAACTTAACTACTAACTTACCTCATACTGCTTTCAAAGCATTTACTGCAACAGTATTGTTTATCTTCCTGCATATCTGCACCACATTCGTAACATTCATATTCTGCCTGTTCGTGTGGATTTAAAAAGTCATCCCAACTCATAACTGTTTTGATTTTTTAAGTGTTTCTTTCCAGTCTTCCATAAAATTCTTTATCTGTTCATTTCTAAAATCAGATTCTTCTTCTTCGTTAAAGTCTGCGTGTTCTTTACATTCTGAACACAACCCTGTTTCGTACCATTCATCTGCGTCACAACAATTTGAATATCCCATTTGTTTGTTTGTTTTAAATTAATTCAGGTTAAAAAAGTTTTCTCTAACTTTAGAAGTTTTATAAAATCTTTGTTATTTATAAAATTATTCTGTACTCCTACCTGTTTTAATTATTAATAATAAACAAATATACAACTTATTTAGTTATAAACAATACATTTAATAACTTTTATTTTTTAAGATACATAATAATTACCCCTGTTTGGATTCTGAAGCTGATAAGAAACAGCATACCTGATTGCATCAATTAAATGATTCCAATTATCCTGTGGTGTCTTTGATTTCTTTTCTAACCAAGAATAGTTGTTTAATTCCTTTATTAAATTGATACTACTTTCATCTACTACTAAATCATAATCCTGTAATAAAGATATACCATAAGTTATACTGCCTTGACCTTTTATAGCTTTGACTACATTACAACCTTTAGCTTTTAACTCTGAAAGTAATCTTGGTTCTGCACTATCACCAACTATTAAATCTGTTCCTGCGTGTTTCATATTAAGCAAAGCTATTTCAGAAGTGGTTAAAGCTTTCAGATAAAAACATTCCTTTAAATAGATTATTTTGTTAGCTGTGTCAATACTTGTTTCAACCAAAGTAGATGGGTCAGCAGCAAATCCATAATCTTGACCATACACAGATACACCCATTCTTTTAAACTGACCTACCTTCCAATTAGAAAAGATAACACCCTCTGCTTTTGCCAACCAACCACCAAGCATTTGATGTTTGTATTTTTCAGGTCTTCTTGTCTTTATGTTTTCTATTTGTGCAAGATAGCTTTCAGATAGGTTTTCTATATTATCTAAATAGGTGGTGTGTATGTAAGTGGTATTATCTTTAGTTGTGTTTGACCCGTCCATCACGCCTTTGTCTTCAAAGAATCTTGAGTATATCCAATGCTCCTTTGTAACAGGATTCAAAATCATTATAACTCTGTTCTGTTGCCTTTGGTTTCTAACTGATAAATCTATCTTATCAAAGATGTCTTCAGATTGTAGTTCTTCAGCTTCATCCATTACCCACGTGGTAACATTAGTTAAAGACTTCAGATTAGCTGTTTGGTCACCACTCGATGTCTTTATACCTTTAAAGATTATCTTGCTGCCTGAACGCTTATTAATGATTTCATCTTTGGTTATTCTAAAATCACCCTGTACGTTTAAGGTTTCTATCTTATCTAAAAATTCAGGTATGATAGAAATGTAAGCAGACGCTAAAGTAAACCTGGTAAACAAGATTGTGTGTCCTGCTTCATAAGTAAGCAACACAAGTAATAAGTTTATAGAATAAGACTTTCCCGAACCCCTGCCTCCAGTAACAATGAAGTACCTTGAATCTGTTTCCTTTATAGGCTCATACTTCTTATCTATGCTTATCACTTAAACTTAATAATGTCTTTAAAGTTAATGTTAAATCCTTCACTTGAAGATATATCAACTGATTCAGTAGGCTTACCATATCTGTAACCAAAATATAAAGTCATTGCTCTTGCATCACCTTTAAATATTTGTTCACCTAAAGTTCTTATAACCTTATCATTGTCAATAAGATTATCAAGCTTTTCAATTAGCTTTAGTTCATCTGCTTTTTTGGGTCTACCTGCACCTTCCCTTGCTCCACCTTTTTGTTTCTTTTCCATTGTTGAAAATTTATTGTTTATTCAATCTATATATATAACGTAATTAATTTGTGTTTTTACCTAACTTTAATTTAAGTATATCTTTAGCTAATTGTATTTTTCTTTTACCTTTAGGTAATCTATCAAATAGCTGCTGCATCTTTTGTATTATCTTTTTCAAAAAGTATTATATTTTAAATTGTATTTGAATATTAGGTATTTTACAACCTTTTTCTAAATTATCTTTAGCCCATAATGGTTGTAAGTTTCTATAATGGCATAATTTAATCACCTCTTCTTCTGTATTGGCGGAGGCTAATGGTATTATGTGGTCTATATGCCAATCGCCTTTATTGTCCCAAGTCATATCTTTAGTAAATTGTCTTTCTATATGTTTGCTCACTACTTCAAAGGAAGCACCTAATATTTTTTCAGTTTTGCTTTTTTTTATGTAACCTTTGTTTTTAAATGCAAAATATGTTCTACCTCTTAAATTCATTTTAAGTTTAAATATATGGTCTGTTAAATATTTTTTTTCATAATATTCATTAGCATAATTTGGGTTGTTTGATTTCCATTCTTTATTGTTTAATAAAATTTTTTCTTTATTTTCTTTGTAATGTTTTACTCTATATTCTTTCATATAGTTTGGATTTCTCGCTTTCCATTTTTTGTTTAGTTCTTTTGATTTTTCTTTATTGTCTTTATAATATTTATTGTTAATTATATTTAATGCATCTTTATTTATTTGGTAATATTTTTTTTGATATTCTTTTCTTTTTACTTTATTTTTTTCATAATTGTCTTTATAATATTTTTTTTTATATTCTTTTCTTTCTTCTGATGTCATAATTTATTTTTTTATTATCAAAAGTCTATTTTAAACGAGATGAATAATAAGTGTAATTCTAACGTGCTGTAATTAAATTCTTCTGTGGGCATTAAATACTTCCATCCTAATAAAAGTTGGTTGTGTGGTAAGTGTAATGCAATTTCAAGTTCCCAATCCATAATTTTGTTTTTAAGTTGTTTTTAAATTATTATTTATAATATTCCCCTTGCGTCTGCTACATTTGGTGAACCAATTATAACTTCAGCTTGTTGATTTCTTGTTTTCCATTTAAAGCTTTTAAGAACTAAA